CTATATCCTTCTATAAAAATATTGTTAGTATGACCGTTAATAATATCAATCGCCCAATCTGAAATTTGATCGTGCCTCTGTGTCTCGGTGGTATAGGGTAGATGAAGTCTGCCATTTATTTGTCCATTATAAAAATTACCTTCATATTTTTTTACGTTTGTTAAATAATATATATTACAGTTTTTAAAATCAAACTCACCCTTGCATACACAAATAGCAGGACTTGTTAAACTGTAATCAATTCCAATCTGAAATGTCGTCTTTGTCTTCTTCAAAATAAGCATCCTCTTCTTCAATTAACGACTCAGCACCACAAAATGGACATGTTGTAGGTTCTATTTCTTCATCACGCCATTTAACAGAATATTCTTCCTCACATTCAGGACATTTTAAATCTGCTATGTTTGTTCTATCTCTACTCATTATAGTTTAAACTTTTTAAATTGATCTTTTTTAACGTCTTGTTTTACACCACCAATAACATAACTTTCTATTTCAGTTTCTTGTGGAGCATTTTGTAATGATCGACTATTAAACCAATGTTGTGTCCATGGTAATGGGTTGTTACTAGTTGATTGATCATATTTAGGTGTTAATCCAATAAATCTCATTCTTCTATTTGCTGTGTACTCAACATATTGATGTAATAATTTATCTGATAATCCTATCATAGAACCTTTTTGAAACAAATAAGTTGCCCAACGTTTTTCTTCTTGTACTGCGTCATCGTATAATTTATAAACTGTTTCTTCACAATCTTTTATTACCTTATTCATCACTTTGTCATTTTCTTTATTTCTATAATTGTTAATTATATTTTGTGACATTGCAAGGTGTTGACTTTCGTCTCTAGCAATTAATGATAATATCTTAGCAGAACCTTCCATAAGTTTTAATTCACCAAATGCAAATGAACAAGCAAACGATACATAGAATCTTAATCCTTCAAGTATGTTTACACTTACTAAAGCAAGCCATAATGCCTTTTTTAATTCGTATTCATCAACTGATTTAGGGTTCAACTTATACTTGTATCCTATAGCAATTAATCTATCATATGCTTCAGTGACGGATTTTGCACGTTTCTCAATCTTCTCGTCTTCTATAATCGTGTCAAATACTTCCGAGCGGACTGAGTACAGATTTTTGATAATGTAAGTGTATGAACGGCTGTGGATGGTCTCCATGAAGTCCCACGCAACTATAGCACCTTCTAATTCTGGTAAAGATACAAAGGGTAAAAACGCAATACATGGCCCTCTACCTTGTACAGAATCTAACATTGTTTGATATTTAAGATTTGAAGTAAATATAAACTTTTGTGATTCTGACAATTGAGCATAGTCGTTCCTATCTTTCTGTAAAGATACTTCTTCAGGTCGCCAGAAAAACCCTAATTGTTGTTGTGTCAATCTATCAAAAGCAGGATACTTGAAACTATCGTATCTTTGAACTGCTAAATCATCACCAAAAAACATTGGTTGTTTTAAAGTGTTTAATTTCTTGTCTTTGTTAAATACAGTTTTCATTAAATTGTACACGAATCACAGTTTTCTGGATCGTCCTCTTCTTTTGTTTCTGGTTGTTCATCTTTCCAACCAATGTTATGTGCCGGTTCTTCTTCTTCTTTCTTACTATCGTATGTGTTTTGATAATATGAAGTTTTCCAACCAAGTTTATAAGTTTGTAATAAGTCTTGCGCCATCACTGATACAGGCACTTGACCATCTTCATAATTTTCAGGATTGTATGACCAGTTACCACTTATTGCCTGATCAAAATACTTTTGCATTACTGCAACTATATTTATATATCCTTCATTCCCTTTCATGTCCCAAAGTAGTGTATAAAAGTTTTTTAATTTATTATACTCTGGCACTATCTGTTTTAAAGGACCTTTCTTAGATTTCTTAACACTTAGATAATCTCTTGGTGGTTCAATACCATTTGTTTCATTTGATACAACAGATGAAGACTCACTTGGCATTTGTGCTGATAGTGTTGAATTTCTTAATCCATGTTCTTTTATTTCTTTTCTTAGATATTCCCAATCATAAGTCAATTCTCTTTGAACAATATCATCAACATCTTTTTTGTATGTATCAATAGGTAAAATACCATCACTGTATTTTGTTCTATGAAAATAATCACACTGACCTTTTTCTTTTGCCAATTCATTTGAAGCACTTAATAGATAATACTGAAC